GATTTAAGAATGGATTTATTGTAGATAACTTTGCAAGTCTTTCTACTAGTGACACCTTGCATCCAGACTACAGAGTTTCTGTTGACTTTGAAGAAGGTCAACTGAGACCACCACATTATACCACACTGGTTGACCTTGTACCAAGTTCTGCCTCTACAAATATCCAAACAACAGGTGACATTGTAACACTTCCATATACTGATCAACTTCTTGTAGATCAACCATATGCATCTGGAGTAGAAAACGTCAACCCATTTAACGTATTTACATACACGGGCGATGTAAAACTGTATCCAGAAAGTGACAACTGGGTAGATACTAAGTCATTGTCTCCTCTTAAATTGCCTGTCATTGAAGGTAACTTCTTGACAACAGTTAGAGAATACAACGCTGACCAGAATGGTTTCTCACCAATCCATTGGAATGCATGGAAAACTACTTGGACTGGCACAAAGACCAGCACAAGCACAGGCGGATGGAGAGGTGGCGGTGGTAAAGGTAGACAACAGCAACGTAGAACTATCACTACAACCACTACAACTACAACAAAACAAACAAGAACTGGTATCCGTTATAGAGTTACTCCAGTTATTGAGCAACAGTCTCTTGGAAGCAGAGTTGTCTCTGTTGAGCACATTCAATTCATGCGCTCTAGAAATATCCAAGTCAAGGTACAAAAACTGAAGCCTAGAACCAGGTTCTATCCATTCTTTGATGGCATTAAGATTCCAGCAAAACTGATGACACCTAGAATTATGGGTGTTGTTAAGAATCCTAGTGCAGATAGCAAAACTAATAACATTCCTTTCCAAGTTGGTGAGACTGTTTTTGGTAAAGCTGAAAAATCTGCAAAAGCAACCTTTAAAGCGAAAGTTGCTGCACCAAATGAAAACTTTACTATCAATCCACTCACTGGCGATGATATCTCTAGTGTAAATGATTACACAGCAAACCTTGGATTTATTAATATTGATACTAAATCTCTTGCAGATCAAGCAAAGGGATCTTTCTATGGTTCTCCAAAGCAGAACTTCTATCTGGTTGGTCAGACCTCAGGTGCAGTTGCAAAAGTTAGTGATAAGAGACTTATTACTGACCAAAAAGGTAACCTTAATGCTTCATTCTTTATTCCAAATCCAAAAGGAACTGGATCTCTGAAGTTTAAGACTGGAACAAGACTATTAAAACTCACTGACGATGCAAACGACAGTGGTATCCAGGGTGTATCTGATTCTAGTGGCGAAGCAGAATTTACCGCATCTGGTATTCTCCAAACTACACAGGAGACTATTCAATCGGTTAGAAACGCAAAGATCACCTCAGAGAACCAGAAGCAAAGCAGAACACTCGTCAACTCCACATCTTCTAGTAGAGAAGAGACACGTTGGGTTGACCCTCTTGCTCAAACCTTCCTGATTGAAGATTCTAACTTGGAAGGTGGTGTATACCTTTCTAAGATTGACTTGTTCTTCTTCCAGAAAGATAGTGAAATCCCTGTTGTTGTGGACATCCGCACAGTAGAAAATGGTATTCCTACACAGGATATTTTACCATTCTCTAAGGTAGTCAAGCAACCTGAAGATGTAACAGTTTCTTCCGATGCGTCCACACCTACTACATTCACATTTGAAAGTCCAGTATTCCTCCCATTCAGAAAAGAACATGCAATGGTTCTAACTTCTGATTCTAACCAGTATAAGGTATTCATTTCTATATTGGGTCAAGATGCTATTGATGCAGCACACTCTGGTGAGAAGATTTCGGAGCAACCATATATTGGTGTTCTGTTCAAGTCCCAGAACGCATCCACTTGGACACCTTCCCAGTATGAAGATCTTATGTTTAAGATCTATCGTTGTAAGTTCACAAAACCAACAACTGCTGCTAACTCTAAACTGATCTTAGAGAATGCACAACTCAAAGAAACTAACGGTGGTACTTTAGCGCTTGCACCAAATGCACTGCAGTTTACTTCTGGTAGTGCAGACATTAGAGTATTTCACTCTAATCACGGTATGCAATCTAATCTTGACTATGTAAAACTTGAAGGTGTTGTTTCTGAGGTCCCTGCAACTGCCATCAACGCAAGTTCTGGTCTCTCTACCACTGGTACAAGTATTACGGTGGATGATGCATCTCAGTTCCACACAACAATCGGAGGATCTGCTGTGAGTAGTTCAAACCCAGGATTTATTAGAATTCTTGGTGATGATGAAGATGGAAGCGGAGATGAAATCATTGCGTACTCTGGTATCTCTGGTAATGTAATTACGATTGCTACAAATGGCAGAAACCATGATGGTACATCAGGTTCTTCTACTGGAAAAGCGCACGAAGATGATGCAGTTGTTGAGTGCTATAACATTGCTGGCATTCCTTTACCACTGATCAACACTACCCATAATTCTACTACGGGTGGTATTATTTCCATCAATAGTCCACATAGTTACAAATTGAGAATTACTGGTAAGACTGCTGGTAAGACTGTAAATGCTGGTGGCGCTAATATGGAAGTAACTCAGAATGTTCCTTGGGATGTTCTGACACCACAGATTCAATCTCAGACACAACCAAATACAGGAATTTCTGCAAGAGTTCTTGCAACTAGTGGTACTTCATGTGGTCCATTCCCAGCAGGCGTATCTGCAGAAACATCTTTCGTCAAAGATACGACTTACGTTGATGTAACTTTGGGAGAAGAAAACTACTTCCCAGCAACTAAACTTATTGCTCATGAATTGAACGAACAAAACAGAATGAACAATGTTAAGTCCTTCACTATGGAGTTGGATCTTCAATCCGAGAATGATCACCTTTCTCCTGTCATTGACTTGACAAGATGTTCAATCATCACTACTGCTAATGTTTACAATAACGTTGAACCAAGCGCAGGTCTTGGTGGTGAGTGTGCAGCAAACTACATTACTAAAGTTGCACGCCTTGCAAATGCTGCTACAAGTCTGAAAGTAATGCTTTCTGCAAATACTTGGACACCATCAAACATCAGAGTGATGTATAAGTTGGTTCCTGTTGGTAGCACAGCAAGTCTGGACGATCTGCAATTCCAGTTCTTCAATACAGACGGTAAAGCAGACAGTGGTGCTCTTGTTCCACAGAATGAAATCGAAACATTCACTGACTACGAGTTCTCCGTTGAAGATGTAGAGGAATTTGATGCATTCCAAATTAAGATTGCATTTATTGGTTATGATCAACCATACATACCTAGAGTGAAGGACTTTAGAGGAATTGCTCTGGCATGATGGAAGATAATATTGAACTGATCCCTGTCGATGGTCATAACAACCTAGGCAGGGATCCTGGTAGTAATGCAATTGTAAATACTGATGAAAGTGCCTACGACGCATACATCAAAGCAAGGAACCAGTCCAAGAGAAAGGATAGAGAACTAGAATCTCTTAGAGCAGAGATCGACGAATTAAAAGCTCTTGTTGGTAAGTTAGTTCAACAACAAGATAAATAGTCGTAGGCTAAATAATATAAGGAATTCTGTAGAGAATGGCTTCTGCTGTATCCAATTTGTTGATCTACCAAGGATCTGATTTCAATATCGATTTCACTGTTGAAAACGATAATGGAACTCCTTTCAATTTGACTGGATATTCTGTTGCGTGTCTAATTAAGAAGCACTATACAAGTAGCACTTCTACCACTGTGACAGCAGCAATTTTATCACCTGCTACTTCTGGACAAGTCCAGTTATCTCTAGGGAATACAGTAACTGCTGGCATGAAATCTGGTAGATACGTATATGATGTTGTTATTACTTCTGCCTCTGGTATTAAATCTAGAGTATTAGAAGGCACTGTAAGTGTTCTAGAAGGAGTTACTATCTAATGGCACGTCTTAGATTCGGAGATCAATCAGTACCAAGAGTTACCAGAGTTGCCACTGGTGGTGGCGGCGGAACTATTGGTGGTTTGTCCGATATCGATCTGACGGATACTTCCCAGGGCGGTCTCGCAGACGGAGCGGTTCTGGTTTATGACAATGCTAATAGCAAGTTTGTCCCAACTAACGTATTAAATAACATCACGATCAACGGGGGTTCGTTCTGATGGCATCATCCATCCTAATTAAAAGAAGTACAGGGAGTGTCGCTCCAGGTACTATTACATACGGTGAACTTGCCGTAACAACAGGTGCTAACGGCACACAGGCAAACGCTGGTGACCGATTGTTTATCGGTGATAATAACGGTGCTGCTCAGGTCGTTGGTGGTAGATATTTTACTGATCTGCTGGATCATGTACACGGTACACTGACCGCAAGTTCTACAGTTATTGTAGACAGTAACTCTAAAATTGACAACTGGTTGGTTGATGACATTCAATTGAATGCTAACGTCATTACAACTAGCACTACAGATACTGACCTCATCTTCCGTGCAAATGGCACAGGTAAGTTAGTAATCGAAGATGGTCAAGAATTAGAGTTTGGCACAACTGGCGACGTTCAACTGCAGTTTGTTGACGCCGATGCAGCTCTCAAGATTACTCGTGTTGGAGCAACTACCCCCGACCTGCTCCTCGACGATGACATGAAGCTGTACTTCGGTGCAGGCAAAGACGGTTCTATCCGCTACGACGAAACAACCTCGGATAGAATCCAGGTTGATGGTGCAGATTGGACATATGGTACTGGCGTACAAGTCAACTACGCTGATACTACAGATGCCTCTAACAGAACTACTGCTAGTGTAACATATGCAGGTGGTATTGGTGTTGCCGCAACCACTTGGACCAAGGATCTTAGAGTAGACGATAGTGTCATCCTGGGCACAGATGCCACTGATGCACTTACCGTTAACTCTACCACAACTTTCCAGAACGGTGTAACTTTCAACGGTCAAACCACAATCACAGGTAACACTGCTCAAACTGGCGAGATCACCATTGACCAACTTAAATTAGATGGCAATGTTCTTTCCACAACTTCTGGCACAGAACTGATCATTGACCCATTCCCAGCAGGTGGGGATGCCGATGGTCTGGTCATCATCAAAGGTGACCTCCAAATTGATGGTACGACAACCACTGTTAACTCGGCAACTATGTCAGTTAACGATCCTACGATTGAACTGGGCGATCCTACCACTGCTATCACAGTAACTACCAATGCAACTAGTGGTGCTACTGACATCATTGTTGACCGTGTAGAAGGGTTCACTGTTGGTGATTCCGTAACTGGCACAAATATCGCAGGTAGTACAACTATCAGTGCAATTAATTCTGGTACTAGCACACTTACTTTAAGTGCTGCTATTACTGGCAACATCGCTTCTGGTCAAGCACTGACAGTAACCCGCGCTGCAGATGATGCTCTCGATCGTGGTGTTAAAGTTCACTACTACGGTGGTTCGGGTGCTAAGTTTGGTTTCTTTGGTTATGACCGCACTGGCGGTGCTGATGGACTTGGTGCATGGACATTCATTGAGGATGCATCCGATACAAACACCGTATTTGGTGTAAATGGTAACCGTGGTACCGTTGTTCTGGGTGATCTGGAACTCGATACTGACCTTGAGGTTCAGTATGGTGGTACTGGTGCTAGCACATTTACCACTAATGGTATTGTTTATGGTCAAGGTTCGAGTGCAATGCAGGTAACTGCTGCCGCAAACATGGCAAACCCAGGCACTGGTGATGATGCCACAACCTCCTATCAAGTTCTGACAGTCACTTCTGCTGGTGTCCCTGTCTGGACTAACACAATCGATGGGGGCACATTCTGACGGAGTTAAATATGGATGTACAAATTGTTATTGCTACACTACAACGTAAAGTTTCTGAATTGACTTTGACAAACGTGATGCTTGAAGCACAACTTCAAGATTTGAGAAGTCAGTTAAATAGTATGAAAGAACAACAATCTATTGAGAATGCTATAGATGGCAACGAGAATCAAGCTCAAGAGATCAACAACGGCAGCGACAGTACCGACGACTTCTAATTTAGAAGACGGAGAAGTCGCGCTTAATATAGCTGATCGAAAACTGTACGCCAGAAATGGTGCAAATATCATTGAGGTTGCAAACCAAAAGCCTAATACAGGCGAGGTTGTTACCACAATGTTTGCTACTGACATCACGAATGGTCAGGGCAATACGTATTATGTTGCCTCGGTAGGAACAGATAATAACACACTAGCAAATGGTGGAGATAATGGCAAGCACCCAGATACGCCATTCCTAACAGTTGCTAAAGCACTCAGTGTAGCATCTTCTGGTGATACTGTTCTAATTGCCCCTGGTGATTACCAGGAGACCTTCCCACTGACTGTTCCCGATGGTGTAACAGTTCGTGGTACTAATCTTCGCTCTACACAGATTAAACCTACCAGTGGAACTAATGATTTAAACGCTTTTGTTCTTGAAGGGGATTCCCATGTCTCCGATTTGACAATCAAGGACTTTTTCTATAACTCTGGTAATGATACTGGTTATGGATTTGTATGTGCAGCATCTTTGAGCTCCGACAAATCTCCATATATCGAAAGAGTAACGGTACTCACCAAAGGTAGTGTAACTTCTGGCACTGATCCATATGGATTTGCTCAAGGTGACGCTGGTCGTGGTGCTAAGTTGGATGGTGCAGTATTCAACTCCAACAGCATTGAATCTGCAATCCTCTTCAATGAGTGTACATTTATTGTACCTAATGCTGTAGGTTTACTTGTTACTAACGGTGTACGTGTTGAGTGGTTGAACTCATTCGTATACTTTGCATCTGAAGGTATTAAGGGTGTTCAGGGTGCCACTGGTAGATATGGCACAGGAAATACTCGTCTGAAACTTGGTGGTGTTAGTGGAACGTTCTCGACTAACGAAGTTACATATCAGTTAGAAGATAGTTTCCAGTCTGGTACTTACGCTAGAAGTGGAACCACTGTTACTGTAACAAGAACTGCACATGGTTTAACCACAAATGACTACATCTATGCTGACCATATTAGTGGTTCTGCTAATGATGGATTCTATCAAGTAACAGTAGTTGACGCTAATAGTTTTACGTACACTGATACTAGTTCTGGCACTACTTCGGGCAACGTAACTTATAAGAAAGCAGTTGCTCGTGGTACAGTCGCTAGTAACGATGGTACATACGTATTCATCACTGGTAAAGGCACTGGCGAGTTTACTACTGTAACAAAACAATCCAAAACTACCTCCAGATTTGGTGATACTCAGTTAGACACTGCTCAACAGAAGTTTGGCACAGCATCAATTCTGTTTGACGGAACTGAAGACCAGCTGACTGTTCCAACCTCTGAGGACTTCGGTTTTGGTACTTCTAACTTTGCGTTTGAATGCTTCATCAGACCAAATAGTGGTTCTGGCACACAAAGAATTTTTGACTTCCGTGATGCATCTGCTACAGATACCGCACCTACAATGTATCTGTCAGGTACCTCACCATACACCCTTAATTACGCCGTAGGCAACGGTGCAGCACAGTCTGGGGGTTCTCTTGCCACAGGCACTTGGTACCACATTGCAGCGGCACGTAGCGGTGGTACAACACGCATCTTCGTTGATGGTACACAGGTTGCATCATTTACAGATACTAATGACTATGGTTCTACAAAACCATTAGCAATTGGTGCTAACTATGATACAACTGCACCAACAGAAGAGTTTACTGGACATATTGATGAAGTCCGTGTAAGTAAAGGTGCTGGTCGTTTTACTGGTGCATTCACACCAACAACCGCTGAATACTCTACAGATCTAAACACCGTACTTCTGTTGCACGCTAATGGAACAGACGCACTCACAACATTTGATGATTCATCTGGCGGTATTTCTGACGTTCGTTCTAGCGGTGGAGATTCTGCAACCTCAGTAATCACTGCTGACTATTCTCAGTTCGGCGCAGAACTGCGCTCCATCTCCTCTGCAAACGTCTATGGCACAAAGGGTGCTGTTGCAGATGGTGCTGGTGTAAAACTGCTCCTGACAAGTCACAACTTTGCATATATTGGTGCGGACGCTGACTTCTCCAATGACCCATCATTGGCAGTTCAGGCAAATGAAGTTACTGAACTCAATGGCGGTAAAGTATTCTACTCAGCAACTAACGAGAAGGGAGACTTTAGAGTTGGTGATGCATTTGTAGTTGATCAAAGCACAGGTAACGTTCAGTTCCAAGCAACTTCTCAAGCACAATCTGCTGCCAACATCACATTGAGTGATGGAACTGGTACTACTAACATCTATCCAGCATACATTGAAACTGGAAACTTACGACTTGCTGGTAACAGTCTGACATCTACGACAGGTCAGGTAATCGTTGACCCTTCTGGTCAAGAAGACTTTGTTGTAAACGCAGAGACGATTGTTAAAGAAGCAATCTATTTTGATGTCAACAAATCCATCGCGTTTGGTAGTACAGTACAAGGTGCTCTGAAGATTAGTGGATTCAATGGAAGTACAGTTTTTGGTTCTTCCGAAGCATCCAACTTCTCCACAAGATCTTTTGTTGTTCTGAAAAATGGTATCGGTGGAGCATCTATCACTTCAGCTGGTACTGGGTACGTAGGTGGATCTCAACCAACAGATGTAACTACCAATCCATACACAATTGCCACAGCGACAGTTGCACTAAATGCAGAGGGTTCTGTTAAGAGAGTTAATTTAACTAACAGGGGCAGTGGGTATACTTTTACGCCTTCTTTAGCATTTACAACTGGTACAGCCATTGCAAGTGCATCTTTGGGCAATGGTGGTATTATTCAGAACATTTCAGTAATTACTGGTGGTAGTAATTATAGTGCTGCTACAACAACTATTGATATTGCACCTCCAGCTCAAAACTCATTTGTCGCAGAAACTCCAGGTACAGTCAATACATCTACTAATGAGATCAATCTTCCAAGTCATAATTTTGAAACTGGATTTGCATTTGTATTTGATTCATCCACTTTAGATGCAACTGCTGTCGCACCTAGTCCATTAGTTGATGGTACTACTTACTATGCAATTAGAGTTGATAATGATACTGTAAAAGTAGCATCTTCTCTAGCAAATGCAAATGCTGGAACTGCGATTAGTTTAACCACTACAGGTAGTGGCACTTCCTTCTTCCAAGGTATACAGGCAACTGCAACTGCTGTTATTTCTGGTGGTGTTATTACTGGAGTTACTGTCAATAATGGTGGTACTGGATACCAAAGTGTTGTCCCTCAGGTTGTCGATAGTGGATCTGGAGCTGGAGCTACTGTTGTTGCTGAGGTTGGATTTTCGGTTGGGGATATTACCATAAGTGGTGGTGGTACATATACTTCAGCTCCTGGATTAACTATTACCAGAGATCCTCAAGATACAACAGGTTCAGGTGCAGCAGGCACTCCAATTTTAGGATTCCCTCTTGAAACTGTAACTCTTACAAATCAAGGTTTAGGATATAGAAATATACCTACGGTATCCACTGATGGTGATGATGATGCTACAACTCCAGGAACACTCACTGCAGTTCTTGATGAGAAGACGGGTAGAATTTCGTCTATTACTGTTGACGCAGAGGGTGAAGGATACGAGACAACCCCAACTGTAAACATTGTTGGTGGTGGTGGCGAGAATGCTCAATTAACTATTGACATTCAGGCAT